GAGTGAATATCGTACTATAATTTTCTGTCCTCGGTATCATTTCGGGTCTAAATTTTACGCCTTCACCTACTAAATACCAATCATCTTTTATTTTGTCAAATAATTGCTGATTCAAAAGCACGAAAACATTATATAAATTTAGAGCCTCGGTCGGGTCGAGCACATTTCTCCAATTCGGCATCCATTTATCCATCAGTTTTGTTATCTTTTCTTGAGCAGCTCCAATGTCTCCTATTCCGCCTTTATAATTCATAACTACCTTAAAATTCTTATCGTGTATTGCTACTTGCTTTAACAATTCTTCATTTAATTTACCAGTTTCATCAGTTAATTTGCCAGTAAGTAATCCCTGTTCCTTAAGATAGTCACTTGCCCCCGGAATTAAATTTGCCATTCCCGTCGGATTTACAAACTCCGATCCTGAACTTGTTTGGAATCCGTATTTGCCAACTAAAGACATTATTGTAGTTCCTTTAGTTCCTGATGTGAGTTTATTCATTTCTGCAACTAACTGACTTACCGACTTAGTGGTAAAATCAACACTGCTCGCTAACATATTAAACGGAGAAGGGTCTAACCCATATTTAATTGCATCATTTAACCCTTTTATGCTTTCTTTCGTTTCTTTTATTCTATCGTTTAAAATCATCCTTTCTGCTTTTCCGCCAAAAAACGACAAATTCATATAGGCATCTTGAAGCTTGAACAACTCTTTTCTTGTATCCTCTAATATCTTCTTGCCTTTTTCGATATTCTTAAGACTTGTATCGTCAAATGCTTCTATCCTCGCTTTATCTGCGTTAATCTTATTTATAATAAGCATAACGCCTGCCAATCCAAGAGCTAAACCCGCCAATATGGGATTAGTTAAAGTAAAAGTAGCCAAAAAGGATAACTTTCGTATGAGAGCTGGTATGTAAGATACCGCCAATAAAGTTATAAGCGCAGCAACCGTATTAAGATTATCCGCAAGAAATCCCATAGCGCTATACAGTTTAGTTGTGAATCCTGTTGCTGTATTAAATTTACCCATCATATCGACAAGACTATTACTTATTATTGTAAAGCCGTCTGCTATACTTGGATTTATATTTTTAAATTCTTTGTCTATTCTTTGAGCTTGTTTTAATATTGCATTTAAAGCCTTTTCGGCGGTTAATTGACCCGCAAAAGCCATTTCTCTTAATTTACCTAAATCCCCGCCCGAAAGTTCGTCTTTTAATAGCTTTGTTAGCCTCATGTTAGCTTCGGTGACGGACCTAAACTCTTCACCTCTCAACTGCCCTGATGCCATACCCTGAAAGAACTGAATCAAGGAAGCTCTGCTTTCCTGGGCTGTTGAACCTGATATTTTCAAGGTTTTATTTACCGTACTTACAACCGAGTTTAATTTATCCGCACTTAAACCGAGAGCCTCACTTGACATCGCAGCCCTGTTATATGCCATTGCCGTAGCGACTATGTCTGTTCTTGTATCTCTTGCGATACGACCAACTGATTTATAAACTGATGCAAATTCTTCGAGTGAATTTGTTGTTAATTTGATTCTATTTTGTACCGCAATCCAATCATCCATAAAACCAGCAACCTTACGCAAAGACCAAATTGAAGCATAAATACTTACAAACCTTTTAACAGCGTCCGTCATCGCATTCATATCTTTAGAAGTCTTTTTGGAAGCAGTGCCGATCTTTTCAATATCTCGACCAGCTTTTTCAGCTCCGTCAGCCCTGACGACTATTACTACTTTTTGCTGTTGTTCAGACATATTAAAATCTCCTCAATTTGTCATACCAAGAGCATTTTTTATTTTTCAATTTAAAAAGTATCTGTACAATTAACGGAATGCTGATTATTATTCCAAAAGTAAAATATGCAATTAAAAATGACTTCATGCCTTGATTCCATTTTTTTTGAGATACTCAATCATCATATCAACAATATCGTCGTATGTCGCATGAATTAAATTTATATTATCCATTACATACTCTTCAATTTTTTTTCTATCAATATTTTTGTTATCTTCCATATCTAACTCCTTATTCTATTGGTATCATCCCGCCAACAGGAGTGAAAACTCCTATTTTAATATGCCTCGTCCCTGCAACGGCCGCCACAACACACCCTTGAATAAAGTTTGCAGGCGCTTTTGGACTCCAACCTCTGTCAAGGTATTGCATATAGTCAAGATAATTAACAATATACAGCCTGCTATTTATAGGATATTTGAAATTACTTATTACCGCCTTCCCTCTTGAAATCAATTCCGCTGCTGCGGTATCTGCATTAACAGGCGGAATATCTCTTTTACCGATATTGGAAGAGGCAGGCTGATTGTCAATTTCAACCTGCCATCCAAAAGTAGCTCTTCCGGTATCTTTCGGAGTTTGAAAAGCAAGGTGCTCAATAATCTTATTGCCTATCGCTTGAACTTTCTGACCGGTCGTCAGCTTAATATTATTTGAGAACTTTTCGAGAGTTCTTGCGAGGCTTAGGAAGTTGCTGTGCGTTGCCATTATCTTTCCCCGGTTCTTTCTTGTCTTGCCTTGCTCTTAGCCATTTTAAATACTCATTGTCAAGTTGCTGTATATAGAATAAGAGCTTTTCTGTTCTGCGTCTGCTAAAACCGCAGTATCTTGCATATTCGATAATCTTGCTGAAAGGTATTTGACCCACATCCATACCGATATACCTTTCTGTGCTAAGCTCAAAAAATGCCCTGCCCACCCACTCGAAATGCAATGGGAGTTTCGGAGGGTCAATCCAACTAACAGGCAGGGCAACCCTCGGATTTTTCTTGTGTTCTTTTCGTAGTTTTTTACCTGACTCACTGTTATATTGACTCCCGTGCTCTGCCTGCCATAGCAGAGCGTCAATTAGTTTTTTAGCTGTTCCTCATCTTTCTGAAAATTACTTTCATCGCTGACAAGGTTATTTACTTCTGAAAAGAACTTAGGGAGTTTTTTGCAAAATTCAGCAAAGGCCTGTTTTGTATTCGGTATTTCTTCACCTTTATACATAAAACCGCCCCATTCGACAAAGATATGATCTGTGTAAATTCCTATCAAAGCATCTTCAATCCTGCCGTCGCTAATCTTTGACTTTAGCTTGCCTTTCTCATTCAAGACATCCTTAAAAGCGTCAAAGTGAGATAAGAGGGCGTTATAATAGCCCTCATTCTCTCGTCCTGCGTATTTTGCTTTAATCCATGCTCCGTCGCCGAAATCGAATTTGACTCCGCTTTCGACAAGTTCTTCGTCAGTTCCGTACATTTTGTAAAGATCCATTTTGACCCTCCGAGTTATTTAAGTTTAATATGCTGAACCAAGTGATATTCTTCTCCAGTTATCGCCTGATATTGTGTTTGCAGCAACACAAACATACAGGTAAGAACTATCAACATAAGTTTGCCACTGAGTTCCTACTGTTCCGTCAACTCCAAGTGTTTCAGTTCCGAATGTAGTATCATCCCATTCTCCTTTTGCCATAGTTTCGGTACATGCTAAAGAGTTCCCTGCAACGCCTTTAGTTGCTGCGGTTGCTATAACAGCATCAGCAGTACCCGAAGCAGCGAGACTATAAGTAGAGCCTGCATCGGCAGCAACAAGAGCGGTTTCCGCATTTGCAGCAGAACAGTCAGCTCCGGGAGTAGTCGTACCGAGAGTTGTCGAATCAAAGATATTTGTTAATGCCGTAAAAGTTTCAGTTGTCGCAATAGCGTCTCCGGCAGTTCCACCTGCAAGAGCTGTTATCACACAATCATTCGTTGCAAAAGCCGCAGCACTTACAAGGGCATGAGCGGTATTTACGCCGTCAGTTCCGTTGATTGCAGCGACTATGTTTAATTTTGTAGCATCAAGATCAACACCTATCGCAATTTCTCCAGCTTCAAGAGGCGGATTTTCTACGAAGGTATAAACCGTAGTTCCGATAGTCATTGTGTCATTTGCTGACGGATTAGTGTCTACTGTTAAAGTTCCCTGAGAGGCCGTCGTAGATGCGGATATGTCAACTGCTATATTTGATCCTGATACAGTTTGTGCTGCGTCAGAAGCAAATTCATATACATCTGTATCTATTGTTACTGTTTCGCCATCCTTAACAACTCCTGATATTGATAGTTTTGCCTGTGCCGCTACTGCATTTACAGGCGTTCCATTTGCCAGTTCTATTTCTCCTGGCTGTAGAGCTGAATCTGCCAATCCTAATGAAGTCTGAACTGCGGCTTCCAATTTTGCAAGTGTCACATTTGCATCGAGTATTTTGACTGTAGTTACAGAATCAGATGCTAATTTTGCAGCGGTTATACTTCCGTCTGCTACCGTTCCTGCCGATATTCCGTCAAGATAACCTTCAAGTTCTGTATAGAAATCTCCAAATATATTCGGCCACGGTTCGTTTGTAAAGCTATAAGGCATGATTATCTCCTTTATTTATTATTATAGTTTACAGAGTTCCCTTTGTAATTACTAAGGGTGCTTCATCTGTATTATCGTCGGTAAGCATAACCTGAAACGGTATTGAAACGGTCGTGTTGTTTCCGCCCGTATTTATCGCTCCGTCAGTTATGAAACCACTTCCCATTTCAAGCTTGTAATAACTTGTTCCGTCCGTCAGAGAGTAATAGAACGCTATACTCTGATTGCTCTTATACTTATTATACATTTCCTGACTTGAGAAATAAGCATTTAGCGTGACAGTGTAATCCCCGGCTCCGTATCTCGACCCGATATTTGAAACATGAGGATAAGTTGCGGTCGCCGTACACAAACCCTTAAGGTTCTCGATGTTGTTATTGATATTGATAGTCAGCTCTGTAAAGCAAAGATCGTTGTCAAAATCAGTAAACACGATCGTTCTTAACTCAGGAGAACTGAATACTCTTGCGTCTGTCTTTGCCGTCACGGTTCTTCCTGCATACCAAAGACCCGTTACGCCTGTTCCGTCAAAGGTTGTAAGGTTTACCCATTCGCCGTCATCATCTCTTGTAGTATCTATTTTCTGATATATCTTTTTCGTTGCCGTGTCAATGTAAAGATCGTTGATATTACCTGTTGCGTCACTGGGTGCTGAAGTTCCTGAATACCAAGTTGTATCGGCGGGTTTAACTGTAAATATTATATGCCAATCAGTCGTTTCGCCGTTATTATAATATTTATAGAATGCGCCTGTTGTAAGGTTTATAGACCAGTCGTCTAAAGTAGTACCCGACGGAGCACCTGCTTGAGCAGTC